GCCTTCCTGAAGGCGAACGCCGGCGTCTTCGCCGACAGAGGCGAGCCGCTCCGCGTGATCGTCACCGCCGAGGAGAAGAAGCGCAATGCGCAGCAGAACCGCTATTACTGGGGCGGCGTCCTGAAGCAGATCGCCGAGCAGGCGTGGGTCGACGGCCGCCAGTTCCACAAGGACGCCTGGCACGAGTTCTTCGCGCGCAAGTATGGCGTGCTCGACGAGATGGTGCTGCCAGACGGCGAGATCATTACGCGGCGGAAGTCGACCACGCAGATGACCGTCGGCGAGTTTTCGACATTCCTCGGCGACGTTCAGTCGTACGCGGCCGGCGAGCTCGGCGTGGAGTTCTCAGCATGAAGCGATCAGCGCCGATGAAGCGCACCGGGTTCAAGCGCAAGGAGCCGAAGCCGTTCGCGCTCGCCGACCGCAAGACGACATTGCGCCGTCGAGCGAAGAAGCCGACGGTCGCCGAGGGCTCAAAGTATCTGGCGGCCTGTCGCGACGAGCGCTGCTACCTGAGCGTTATCTGCGGCGGTGACGCGTCGCCCGACATCGTTGTTCCGTGCCACAGCAACCAGAGCAAGCACGGCAAGGGAGGCGCGAAGAAAGCGGCGCATCAGTACACGGTGCCGGGGTGCTATTGGTGCCACGCGTGGCTCGATCAGGGTCCGGCGCCGCGCGAAGAAAAGTTCTCAGTTTGGGACCTCGCGTATGAGCACTGGGAGCCCGTACGAACGCGCAAGATGGAACTCAAAACATCATAAGAAACAATTGTTTAGCTAATAAATCTAATGTAAAATATAGGCATCCTAATGAGTGATCCAGTATGAGGCGCGGCGACTACAGAGACCCTGCGATTATCGTGGAAGAACGTGAAGCGAGAACGTGTCGCGGCTGTCGCCACTTCGTCGAGCAGCGGGTCTTCGACGTCAGTTACATGGCGTGCAAGAAGGACCCGTCAAAGCACTGGCGGGATGATTGGCAATCGAAGCGCTGCGCGCGATACGAAACGGGGGATGAATGAACTTTGAGACTTTCGGCGAGCGGCTGGACAATTGGGCGCGCGTGGTGCGCCTTCCGAAGTTTCAGTCAGGCGTATGCGCGCAGTGGGCGCGATGGTACGTCGCGATCCGCGATTCGGAAGCGAAGTATGACGGCGCGCCGCTCGGCCTCACTAAAGACGAGCTCGACGCTTGGCTAGTAGAGCGCGCGTGGGCATCGATGCAGCACCCGGTGCACAAGTTCATCCTCAAGTATCACTACATCTGGAACATGAGCGACGTTCAGGTCGTCACGCGGATGCGCAAGGCGCACGGAGTCAACTTGCGAGGCCGGCCGTGGGATCTGATCATCGCAGAGGCTGAGGCTTCTCTGAAAAAACAGCTTGTAAACCCTGAAAATATCGCTAAAATGCTATTCAGATTACCGATTCCGCTTCGGCGTGAGCTTACTGATCCCCATAGGGAGGGATCGGTGCCTCAAGATAAAGCCGAGTTGGTTCTGAGTTGAACCTGAGAGAAGCCCGCCACTGAGCGGGCTTTTTTGCGTTCTGATTCGCGCTCATTGCTCAGGGCAGGCACCTGGCAACACATACGGGGCAGTGAGCGCGGATGAGAGCGCAACCCCTTCCGCTCGCCCAGCGAATCCATTCACGGAAGACGCGGCCAGCTCTCGCCACATTGGAGTCACCATGTCAGACGCCGCACCGAGCAACATCGAGCCTCTCCAAAGCTCCGCAGCAGAAGCGCACGGCATCGTCGACCGGCTCGAATCCTTCATCGGCAACTTCAAATTCCTTTCGGCAGAAGCCCGCGCGCACCTCGGCAGCGAATTCGATCGGCTGCGCACGCATCTGCCGAAGCTCTGAACACGTCCTCGTGTCTCCTCGCTCGTCAAGAGCTTCGCGCCCCGGCTCATCCCCGGGGCGTTTCTTTTGATGCAGCGAGCCACGCCGGAAGGTTGAGATTCGACCAGCCGCCAAGCGGGTCTATCGGGCGAAGAGGCCTCAGCGGGTTAAGCGGACGAAGCGGTCTGAGCGGTGTCAGTGGGCGCAAAGGACGAAGCGGCTGCAGTGGGCGCAGTCCGCTTGACGGGGAGCCGAGAGCCGGCATCCAAAACGCCGCTTTACCGGTTGTGTCCTGAAGCGTCCCGTCATCAACTTTTCCTAGGAAGTTGAGTGTTTTGGAACTGAAGGCGTAGCCGTTTTGCATGAATCCGACCCAGTTGATCTCCGTGTCGAAAATGTGGCCGGACTCATGATCCACCCAGAGGGTGAGATTGCAGTCCTTGTCGAATGCTGGTGTCAACGTGTTTTCCTCGTATAAGGTTGCTCTCGGTCTTACGCCGAGCGCAACAATCTTAGAACAAAATCCTGTGGGTTAAATCATGGCGCAGCAAAAGAAGGCCGCGCCGGACTGGGAGCGCATCGAAGCTGACTACCGGGCCGGCCTGTTGTCGGTTCGGGAATTAGCCGCCGCTCACAGCATCTCGCACACGTACATCAATACGCGGGCGAAGAAATTCGGATGGGTCCGAGACCTGTCCAAACGTATACAGGACAAGGCGGAAGCGCTTGTTTCCACTGCGACTGTTTCCAGCGATGTTTCCACGGAAACAGCCTTGTCCGACAGGGTGATCGTCGAGGCGAACGCCAAGGTGATTGCCGACATTCGGCTGGCGCACCGAAAGGATATTTCCCGCGCGCGCAAGGTGGCGATGTCGCTGCTCGGCGAGTTGGAGATCGCGACCGACAACATCGAACTGTTCGAGGAACTCGGAAGCTTCCTCCGCAGCGACGATGACAAGGGGCAGGACAAGCGCAACGATGTGTATCAACGCGTTATATCCAGCGTCGGCCGGATCGACAGCATGAAAAAGCTGAGCGATACGCTGAAGACGCTCGTCGGGCTTGAGCGCGAGGCATACGGGGTTGGCAGTGAGCCGCCCGGTGGAAACAGCGATCCCAAGCAGTTCACTGCAGTTGACCCTATCGAGGCAGCCAAGCAATACGCGCTTCTGATGAATTCTTGATATGCCAATTCCGTTTCCGTTCGACTTCCGCAACCCTGACTATGTGCAGGTGTTCGAGTGGCGGGCGGAGCGGTTGCAGCGCATTCGTGCGAATCCCGGCGCGCTGCCTGCGCTGAAGACGTTTTACAAGGACAACCCCGCCCAGTTCATCATCGACTGGGGCATGACGTTCGATCCTCGTAACGTCGAGCGCGGCCTGCCGGCGAGCATCCCGTTTCTTCTCTTTCCAAAACAGGAAGAATGGATCCTCTGGTTCATCGAGCGGTGGCGCAGCCAAGAGCCAGGCATCACCGAGAAGACCCGCGACATGGGAATGTCGTGGCTCACGATCGCGCTTGCTGATTCTGTCTGCCTTTTCAATCGTGGCGTGGTCGCCGGGTTCGGCTCGCGCAAAGAGGAATACGTCGACAAGATCGGTGCGCCGAAGTCGCTGTTCTGGAAAGCGCGGATGTTCCTTCAGATGCTTCCGCCGGAGTTTCGCGGAAGCTGGGACATCAACAAGCATGCGCCGCACATGCGGATCATGTTTCCGGACACGGATTCGACGATCACGGGTGAGTCTGGCGACGGCATCGGCCGCGGCGACCGCTCCAGTTTCTACATCGTTGATGAATCGGCGTTCCTCGAGCGACCGATGCTCGTCGATGCGTCGCTTTCTCAGACGACCAACTGCCGACAGGACATCTCGACGCCTAATGGCATGGGCAACCCGTTCGCGCAGAAGCGCTTCAGCGGGAAGATGAAGGTGTTCACGTTCCACTGGCGCGATGACCCGCGCAAGGATGAGGCGTGGTACCAAAAGCAGGTCAACGAGCTCGACGCTGTAACGGTCGCGCAGGAAATCGACATCAACTACTCGGCATCTGTCGAGGGCGTCGTGATCCCGTCTGCCTGGGTGCAGGCGTCGATCGACGCGCATGTGAAGCTGGGCATCGAGCCGACTGGTGCGCTGCGCGGTGGATTGGACGTCGCTGACGAGGGCGTCGACAAGAACGCCTTCGCGGGCCGGCACGGAGTGCTGCTCCAGCATCTGCAGTCGTGGTCTGGCAAAGGCGGCGACATCTACCAGACGGTCGTCAGGACGTTCTCAATCTGCGACGAGCACGGCTACGAGGTGTTCGACTACGACGCTGATGGCCTCGGCGCGGGTGTGCGCGGCGACTCGCGCGAGATCAACGAGAAGCGGCGAGAGGCCGGGCACCGCATGGTGCGCGTCGAGCCTTTCCGCGGATCAGGAGCGGCCCACGACCCCGAAGGAGAGATGGTCCCGAAGCGAAAGAACAAGGATTTCTTCCTGAATGCTAAGGCGCAGTCGTGGTGGTCGCTTCGCATGCGTTTCCAAGAAACCTATCGCGCTGTGGTTGACGGCATGGCCTACGACCCTGACGCAATCATCTCGATC